GCTACCAGATCTTGCGTCTCACTGAGCAGAACACTGTTGCCGACAGTCTGCGTGTTAAAGTTGCTCGCGTGGGCCCCACTGGCACCGTTGAGACTGTTTACGGCTACGGCACTCTGATGGGTTACACTGAATCCAACGAGGTTACTTCCATTGTGTCATGGGAGTGCAGTCTGACTGGTTACGGCAAGTACGTTGTTGAGCTCGACGAAAACACTGGTAACTGATCAGTCCGATTGGCGGCCTTGCTTTATAGCTTGTTCCAGGAGTCCCGAAAGGGGCTCTTTTTTATGGAAGCCTAAGCCAGTTGATTTCCTAGGGCCGTGGCTGGAGACAGTTTTCAGTACAATATCGACATAAACCTGAAAACAGAATCCGCTCAGCGTCAGTTTGATAAACTATGGAGCCAGGCAAAGGCCGGGTCTGAGGAGGCTAAAGATGCCATCAACAATATCCTTGGCGGCACTAAGTCACAAAAAATTTCACTTAAATTTGACAATAATCTAGACAAATATAAAGCCGAGATAATTCAAGCCAGGTCTGAATACGACAAATTAGACAAAGTAATTCAAAAGAAAAATCGAACAGAAGAGGGTTCGGTTACCAGTCTCCGCCAGCAGGTAAATACCGCCAAACAGCAGCGTGACGCAATAGCCAGAACCGTTCAGGTCCTAAATAGTAAAGGTCAAAGGATCACGGTAGCCAATGCTAAGTGGAGCGAAGCCAACAACAAAGTTAAGCAGTATTCCATAGAGCTGGCAAAAGCTAATGGAGACTTGTTAGCACTTGCTAAACTCAAAGTGCCTGGGCTGGACGGACTCTTGAAGGGAGGGGCTGCTCTGAACCAAATCGTAATGGTAGGAACGGCAGTTGTCACAACTTTCCAGGCAATTAAAGGTGCAGTCGACCCTCTGATTAATCGAGTAAAGCAAATAGAAGGCTTGAGCTTGTCAATGCAAGGCTTCGGCCTCAGCGCAAAAGAGTCAGAGCAAGTCTTGATGGCGTCTAAGCAAATTGCTTTTGAGTACGGGGCGTCACTTTCTACCATTGAAAAAGGCTTTAAGCGTATTACTCCCGCCATCCTGCAAAGTGGCGGATCTCTGAAGGACAGTAGTGATGTCATGGCCGCCCTGTCTGCTCGTACTACAACCCTTGGATTGAATTCAGAGCAATCGGGGCGTTACATAGAAGCATTTGCGCAGGTTATGGGTAAGGGCAAACTTCAGTCGGAAGAACTTAACCAACAGTTCTCTGAACTCGATGGTGCGCTGCGAGGACAGATTGCTGGCTACTTGAAGTCAACTCATGGGATCGATGATCTCGATAAAGCCATGCAAAATGGGGAGGTGACTGCCGATCTTTTCCGGGAAGCCTTTGTGGCAGTTAGCGAGGAAATGACTAACAACCTGAAAGGTGCAATTGGCGAAGTCCAGCAGCGTATGGACAACCTGAATGCAAATCAGGTTCAGAATATCGTAAACAACTTGAATACTTTAACTATGGAGTCTTTGATTGAGACTCTCTCTGGCATCGGCAAGTCTTTCCAGCGTATTTGGGTTGGAGCTACTCAGTTTATGGCTTCAATCGCAAACGACCTGCCTGCAATACAAGCTGAATTCAAAGAATTTTTCGACGTTCTCGGAATGGTTGCCGATCTTTTTGTTCGCGGCATCTTGGTGGTTGTTAAGCTGGTGTTTAAAGCAATTGACCTGTTGGTGCTAGGATTTCGCGCACTTAAGGATGCAATTTTAAACCTCCCTGGCGTGCCAGATGCATTCAAAGCATTGAAGAAGTTGGGTGGAACATTGTTCCGTGCATTCAACGAAGGCTTTGATATGATCATGAATACCGGTGACGCTGTCAAGCAAGTCACACAAGAACTTAGCAGGCTTGATGGCCGAATGTTACTCCTTGAAAACCAGCGCAAGCAAGGCAAGATTACCCAAGAAGAATACAACAGGCAGCTTGCAATCTTACGGCAGGAAATGGCCAAAAGTGGAGACTCTTTGTTGATTGCAGGGTACAACAAGCAGATTGAAGAACTAGAAGGAAATATGAAGCTCCTTAAGGTCGAGATCGGGGAGGCCAAGCAAGAACTGAGCGAAGCTAAGGGTAATTTTGACGAGGAAAAGGAAAAAGTAGATGCGTTGAGGCAGGCAATTAAGGATCGTTACGCTGAAGAGATCGAATCTTCCAAGGAAAAGGAAGAGGAGATCAAGACTGCTCTTAATAACGAAAAAGAAACATATAAAGAAGTCAAAGAGGTGATGAAGAATCGCTATGAAGATGAGCGCTCTCTCGTGTCGTCTCTTTTCGACGAAAAACTGGCCATGATCTCTGCCGAGATTGATGCGTTAAACAAGCGCACACCGGCGGAAGAAAGACTGCGTCAATTGCGTAAAGAAGAACTTGCGCAGAAGGCTAGTAGCGCAGACCTTAGCGAGAAAGAAAGACTGTCAGCTCAAGCTTCGCTAGAGCGGATGCTGCGACAGGATAAAATCCAACAACTTAATATTGACAAGAAAAATGTTCAAATCCAAAAACAAGATGCGTTAAAAGCAAGCGAGAACAATTACCTTAAAGCTCTAGATCAAGAGAAGGAAAAGTTTAAAGATCTAACCAATGCTTTGAATAAAAAGCTGGAGAAGCAGGTCGAAAACACTCGGAATCTCGAAGAAGAGCAAAAAGAATACGACAAGATCCTCACTGATTCGCTTAAAACCAACCAAGAGATGTCGGTCACCCTGGCTGAGATCCCTTCTTTGGTCGACGCACAGGCGGGCGCTGCAAGAGGCGCGGCCAATGCTTACAGCGAAGCACAACAGCGAGTAAAGGACTTGCAGGGTCAACTGACCGATGCGGCCAATGAGGCGGCAAAACTAAAGATCAAAATCGACGAAGTTAACGCGGCTCGTCGGCGTGAACAAACACCCGCAGCTAATTCCAGCACTCCATCCCCCAGGGCCTCTGGTGGACCTGTTAGCGGCGGATCAAAATATACTGTTAACGAACTAGGTAAAGAAGCCTTTTTGAGCGCTAGTGGCAAACTTAGTATGATCAACGCCCCTACCTTTGGAACCTGGAAAGCTCCCTCTAGCGGTACTGTTATTCCTGCTCACTTGACAAATCAACTTGACATCCCTGCCGGCGGAGTGAATATCAACAAGGCTCCGGGCATGCGTGCAACGGGTGTAGTGAGTCGCCCTGCTTCAATCACTCATGGAGACAATATCAGCAATCAAGTGACGATCCAGTCGTCGAACCCGAACCAGACAGCCAATAGCGTTATGGTCCAACTTGCTAAGCTAAAGCGGGTTAGGTATTCTTGATCAGCTAAGCCTGGGAAATGTTTCATTTTGGTTCCCCCGAAGATACGGCGGAAATCCTTCGAGCTGAAGCCTTGGCCTCCGGGGGTCCCGGCCTAAGGGAGTGCCCGTTGGACGAACTTAGCGAAAAGGAGCTACGAGTGGCCCTGGCGTATACCTACATGGCCCTCCAGGACGCCTATAGGGATGATCAACCAACCGAGGTGGTATCAATCCTCAAGAGTGACTACGATGGCGTCTTCGAGGCCCTTGCAGAGGCTTCAGAGGATTTCCGTGACGCAGTTAGGACGAACAGACATCAGTTTGCTGGACCAAGGACCAAAGAGATTGTTTACTATTACAAGAAACTTGCGGGCGTAGCTTAGGAATCCTAGCCACAGCTAGGCCCTCGCAATGTCTCAGATTGGCATCTCATTTACACCCAGTGGGGGCTCGCCTGTATACAATATTATCATAGATAACTTTGGCGGTACTGATATGCCGCGTACTTACCAGGAAAATGTTAATTTCGAGAAGTCGGCTACCGGCTCAAGCCTTCTGACGGGACCAGCGTACAGGCAGAAATATATGTGGGCAATAAGCACCATGGTTACTACTGCTATTGCTCAAGAAATCGACTCTCTTTTTCGGGATTGGGATACGGACAGAGCTGCTGGGCTTGCAGTTGCTTGCGGTATTGCTGATACGACTTTTGGCTCACAGGTTAATGCCAGTGTAGTCTTCTCCGTCTCTCCTACATACGTAAGACTTAGCCCAAAGTATACGCTGGTCAGCTTTGGCCTGATGGAGGTCTGATAAATGTCTTATCTTGCCAATTCCGCACGACTTGCTTCTTTAACAATCGGAGGAGTAGACTACTCTTCATCTTTATCGTCTTGGACGGCAAGCGATAATACTGCTTACAAAAATGGTTGTATTGTAACGACCGGGGAGTTGGTTCTCGGTCGACAACTTGGCTCAAACGACATTGAGGACTATGATCGCAACACCTTTCGACGCGGATCACCCGTCATCCTTCAAATAACCTACCCAGATGGTACAACACAGCGTCATCCGCGTGGCCTTTTGTATGTGATTTCGAATAGCTACGACTTGGAGACAGATACGATTCAAGTTGAGCTCGGTTGTCGCCTAGCTTTGATGAATTTAACGGATGAAGTTGATGATCTGATTGCCATTTCTCCTCTGACTCTTGATACCGCTCAGCGCACATTTTCGAATGTGTCTGCAGCTTTTGCAAGTGTTGGCCAGGTTTGTTATCAAGACAATCAAGGAGTATTACAAACGCGCACGTTTTTTGACGGAGACACCTTTAGCAGTACAGCGGCTGGAGAATGGGTCGCCATTGCAGGAGTGACGTCAACTTCTGTCTCACCCTTGGCTGGCACTGCCGCTATCCCCGACAGAATTAATATTCAGTACCAGGTCCCCTCCAGCACAATTGCCACTGACAATACTGGATTCGTTGAAACTGTTATTGATGAGTCCAAATACTGGAGTCCCTATCCCGCTATTCAGTACGTAAGAGTACTGCCTACAAGTGCAACCGTCGACGAAACCACACTTTTTAACACGCTTCGCTCGGCTAGTGAAGGGCGCGAACAGTCAGTGTCTAGGACTTCATCAGACTCGTGTGGCAATACTCCGCCTGCCCCTTCGGGACCCGGCCAGAACAATGCCAGACCTTTCCCTGTCTATGCCTCCTGCAACGACCAGTTCGAGTTAAGGAAGGAGCAGCAGTATATTCCTGTAACCCGGACACAAACTACAACCACATACTATGATGCTCCCGCCGGTCAAGTGTCTAGGGTTTATTCCGAAATCAGGGGCTCCGCAGTCGAGGCTAATCAGCAGTACTTTGCGGATAAATATGCATATTGCCGCAGTATTTACGCAAGTGCCTGCAATCCGAATGGCAGCTGTCCAATGGAGGGCTTGGAGGAGATCTTGTTGGGTTACACAGAATCAATAAATTACTATGGCGATGCAAATGAATTGGTTAAAACAGTTCAAGATACTTATGCTACCACCCTTTCTGCTGCTCAACCAAATGACTGGAGATCCGGGAATGCAAATGGAGTGCCTCAAGTTTTCAACCAAAACCTTAGTACGACCGAGCTTTATCGTGCATCGCGTGTTATTACAGAGTATTTCAAGCAAAACAACGCAAACGTTCAGACGACAAAAACTTTTACAAGCAACATAAGTCGCGGCACTGGAATTTCTGAAGGTCTTGATACTATTGACGCCTTGAACGGTATCGTTGCAACAACAAAAAGGATTTCGACGACTACTGCAACACTAGACGTTTCTCCAGACAGGGTGAATAGCGCAACTACGGATACAAAAGAACAGTCTACAGAGGTTGTTTTATTTGGAAGTCGTTACATTGAACCACCAAACGAGTCTGGGCCATATATACTTGAAGAGTCGATTCCAATGCCTCTTTTGTATGAAACTCAAGCTGAAATCGATTCAACTGTTGAGGCGTATTCGAACTATATTAGCCGCTTTGTAAAAGGCGATTCTTTCGGTCAGCAAATCGGCGAGAACCTTCGAAAGGATATTTGTGATGGCTGGTACGTAGGTCGACCATTCAGGTACTACGATCCTTCTAACGATGAGCTCT